TTCGTACTGATTAGAATACTCGTTTCCATTCACTCACCCCCTTTCGTGGGTTACAACGTGTGGATGCAGTAGACGATCACGAACAGAATAAGCGCGCAATCGCGTAGAACCGCCAGTACACTGGCAAGTTTTGGATCCATCAGATGTAGCGACGCGTCATGCGGCGATCGTTGCGGTAGTCCAGCTTGAGAATGTACGGCCCACCCTCACTGCCGTGCGAGAAGACCAGTCCTCCACCGATCGCCATGGCGACATGCGAGGGAATTCCGCCGCCCTGATCGCCATAGAAGATGCAGTCGCCGACCTTGATGCTCGAGTCGTGCTGAACCGCCTTACCGCGCGTGTACATGGTGCCGGTGTATCCGGCACGCCAGGCAGCACCATTGACGAGATCGCGGACACCGTAGTTCCGGCACATCCCATCCCAGAGCATCCACGTCGCCGTGGATGAGCAGTCGCAGGTCGCAGGGTACTTGCCCTCGAGCCCGGACAGCTTCCGGTCGATCCCCACCCAGCGATTGGCCTTCTGGGAGTAATGGACCGAACTCTTGTTGCGGATCATAAGGTTGACATCGCGGAGGATGATCTTACGCGCGTGCGCGCGATGAGCATCACTCAGACCAGAGACGCTACCACTCACTGGGAAGCCCTCCGGTTCTCGGTCGTCCTCGGGGGCTCCTGGGTGTCGACCTCGTCGTCCTGGATGTCCTTCTTCGTCGTGGTGGCGAGATCCTTCAGGTCGGGATCGACCTCGTCGCCTTCCTCGTCCTCGTCCGGGGCCACGTCATCGGGATCGACAGAGTCGACAGGGTCGTCTTCGGACTGCATGATGATGATCCTTTCTTTAGGAGCTACCAAAGCGCTGTATCTCCGGGTTCCCGTCGTACAGGAAGCCTGGGAAGAAGGCTCGCATCGCCATAATGGATGGCATTATGGGTTTGTTTCGAGGTGGTTATGAGGTATTCCGGATTAAGAATCCATGATGCATCGTCGGTAATATCGCTTCCCGACACAGGATTCATGTGATGAACCAACAGATTAAAGTGGATTTCGAATCCAGGAATCCCCAAATCGCAGCCATTGTCACGGTATATGACCAGAGAACGGACGTGTTTCCACTCTCTCGACCGGTAAAATTGCTGATTCATCCATCTGTCGAACCCGAATGTGCTTTCACCGACACTACCCTTGAGGGAGAGGTAATCGAAGCGTTCATCCAGAGTTTCAAGCTTACGAAGCTCAGAGTACGTCCGAATCTTCGACATCTTCACCCCCAACAGGATCTTGACCGGCATACGCCCGCATTGCGTTGAGAGCCTCTCGGTAAAGCTCCTCTACACGCTTCTGGGACTCGATCGCCTCGATCTTGACCCGAGTCAGCTCGTTCTCGTGCTCAAGTCGCTCTTGCTCGAGCATTTCTCGAGTGGAACCGAGCTTGAGGAAGTGCGTGATCACCTGAGACGATGCTGTTCCTTCCTTGATCTGCTTTTCAGCAAGGTCGATGGCCTGGGAGACAACCTCGTTCTCGCGAGCTTCCAGAGTTGTTGCGGGTTTGTGGCGAGTTTTGGTTTCTTCCTGCCCTCTTCGCCTCGCTGCCACAGACTCTCCTTTCACTTAGAGAGAGTTTGACCTCCCTTTCTACTAGGTTTCAACCCCCTCAAAAGTCAAAGACATTGAGGGAAAATATCCCCCGGGGCATTTTTTGGAAGCCGGGCGATGCAAGGGGGGGTCCAAAATTTAGACCCCCTCCCCCCTATCTTCGAACCTCCCAGATTTTTATAAATCTTTAGAGGCCCAAAGTTTTTCAAAAATTTTATTAAAAGAATTCTATGCAAACCACTGGCACGGGCATGGGTAGGGATCATGATGCAAATCATTTGTTTATTATTATTTTGATCAACATCATACAACACAATGATACTACTTGCATGCACTGGTACTAGAGGAGACCTAGTTCTCTTGCTGAAACTTTTGAAACAATTCGATACAAACCATTCACGTTCTCTCTTGCGATCTCACGAATTGCATCACCAATAGCTTGTGCCTGGTCAGCGTCAGACAATTCATATGAATCAATGCATACCCTAGCCAGGAAGGAGGGTGTGTCATAACCTTTGTCTATGTCGTAAGCCAACCATTCTTTGAATCTAGTGAATGGATTGAAAGGATTGTCTACAGTAGTTAGCATGATTGCATTGTCTTCTGTATCAATCATCATGCATCACATACTTGTCTTGAGTGTAGTCAGTGACACACCCAATTGCTCAGCTATCTCAGCCTGTGTATAGCCTAGGTTGGCCATAGATGCAGCACGTGCCTGCTTAGCTGGTGTCATAAGGATCTCAGTCCTAGGTGTAGCCAACTCCTTAACTCTGTCAAGATCAGTCTTCTCAAGGATCTGCTCTAGCTTATGGGTACTGATAGCACCAGCCTGGATAGCATTCCATTCCTCTTGGGTAATGGGGATGTCTGTCTTGTTGGCGCCCGTACGTACACGCATCTCTCGAAGTGCTTGATTCTTGATCTTCTTCTTCTCAGCCTCGTCCATATGCGGCTTGGCACGGTACTTCTGGGAGTACACTGCGTTTGCCAGGGCCTGGGCTTGTCTTTCAAGGGGGCGGTTCTTTATAGCCAGGTTCAGTTTCGCATCGAGGGATGCGACTTCTTTTGAATAGGTCTTCTTTGCAGAAGGGGAGTACGGAATAGGCTTGGTTGCTAGGAACTCTTTCCTTGCTGCATTCGCCAATGCCTTGGTCTTGTTGGAGTAGTTCGCATACACAGCCTCGATAGGGGTACCTGAGGAAAGCTTGAATGCATCCTCAACCTCAGCGCCAAGCGTACTCTTAGTGGTATGCCGTTTGACATTTCCTGCCCTATCCACATAGGTACGCCCAGTCGGTACGAAGATCTTCTTCCCAGTGACGGGGTCGATAGATCCACCTTCTGAGGCACGTCTTAGTCTACGTTCTGGAACCCGAAAATCAGCATTGGATCGGGTAACAATGGTAGACGCGCCAAGACCTTTTGTATCTTCTCGACTTTGGTACTTCTCCTTCAATTGGGCAATGCCATTCGTTTCATAAGAACCCTTCCAATCAAGGGTATGCTTATCGGCATCGATCACAACCATGGAATGACGAACTGCTCGAGCTTTCTCCTGATTGTTGGCACCACGAATGGTCATATCCGCGATCAGATTGGTGACCTTGCCCATCTCCAATTGACTGCGAGATGTAGGATTTCGCGGTGTACCATCAGCCTTCTTACCGTATTCTACCTGCTTGGTGTGCGCATTGTACTTACCACCATCAATGGTAGGCATACCATCGTAAGGTGGGAAAGATCTCTTGGGATCGAAGTTTGCCAATCCTTCGAGGGCGGGGGTACTTTTTATATGCCGTTTATCATTCGGCACAGCGATGACGAAATCACCATCGAAGTCCGCGCCCGATAGACGTTCAGCGACCTGGTGATGAATGCCTACCGCATCTCTGGATTGAGGACCAATAAGACGCCGAGCTTCGGCATTCCTATTGTTCACAGTCAATTCAGGAATCTCGAAGGTACCACCATGCGGAGACCTTATCAGTGCAAGTCTTGTCCCATTCTTGAAGTTTGGAGCATAGACTTCATCTGGTTTCACTGACGAAACCGGAAGAATGACGTGATATGCAGATCCAGGAAGCGTTGCCGCCTTGAGATGAACTGCTGAATTATCAGCACCATCAGCGAAAGATGTAAGAAGCTTCTTGCGAACCGCGGGATTGGTAAGCGCCGTAATCTCGTCGAAGGCTTGACGCTTACGCTCATACGTCATTTCCAATTGCTGATGAGCCAGTTCAGGACTCTGCTTGGAAAGAATCTGTGAAGAAAGAGCTCGAGTCCACTTCTCCCAATCACCTTCTTCACGAACGATGTTCATTGTCGAGGTCAGCTTCTCGTTGCCATCTTTGTCTCTCTCGATGAACTGCCGCTTGAGTTGAGCACCGAATGGATTGTCTCGATCGATCTTTCCAGTCTCAGGATCCGTCTTCAACGGCTTCATGGCATCATGCTTATTGCCAGTATTCGACTTGTTCGTATTGAACATCAAGTCGACGCCGTCGGGAAGATCCTCCTTGTACATCGCCATGCCCTTGAGATAATGCGTGTTGTCCACAGCCACGCGCACCTGGGCATACTTATTCGAACCGATCGAGATGTCCTTGACTCCAGGACGAACATAGATGACGCCATCAGCTTCGGCACCACCATGTTCCGCATAACGAATCGCTACACGTTTGGAGTTGATGGACAATGGATACTGAATTCCGAGATTACCCTCTTTACGACCATGCGCATCGTTGAATTCTTGGATCTGCTTGACCTGAGAGACATTCTTTGCTGCTTCACCCCATGTCGTATCAGGAGGTGAAAGAGTCTTCAGCTTGGTATCTTTCCCAGTACCGAGTTGCTTCAGTGGAACTGTATGAACTCTGTAGCCCTCTTCTTGAAGAACAGCTACAGCAGTATTGAGCTTGTCTCGGGAGACATCGAGTTGAAGCTCAACTCCAGATCCGATATCAATAAGCTTATGTTCATCCACCTGACGCCTGAGGATGTTCGCAGTATTCGTGAGAATATCCGCTTTATCCTTGGCACCAGGCGCGAGCAATCCTCGAACGGTGGATTCGTTGAGCCCCATTCGATCACCGATGGCAACGTTCGACCAACCTCTATCCTTGAGACGAAGAGCTTCGTTGATCCTCTCCTGCCGTTGCTGGTTGGAAGCAATGGAAATTCCCGCACGCATCATCGTCGTGGTGAACGGGTTCTCTTTGGTCGAGAAGCCTTCGCAAATCTGAGTATCCGTCAATCCTTGACCACGAAGATTTTCTATAGTATCAAGGAAACTACGATTCCTCTGCGATTCGGTACCACCAGATCCCCACGGAT